GCTTCAAGTGGTGATAATGCTGTTTACTTTGGCAATTCAGTTGCTGTAGGTTCAGGTAAACTAGTGGTAGGGGCTTACCGAGATTCCAGTAGTCAAGGCTCAGCTCACATCTACGAAACGCCAAATATAAAAGACATCTTTTCAATTGTTGACTAAATAATATGAGTTATGATACCCAATATATTATGGCAAACTTGGAAAACTAAAACTTTACCAAACATACTTAAAAAACAATCAGAGTCTTGGAACTATAGTAATCCTCAACTTAAAAAAGAGTTTATGGATGATCAGCAATGTTCTGATTTTATTTTAAAACATTTTGGCAAAGAAACTCATTTAAAATATTTACAATTACCTCAACCCATTAATCGTGCAGACTTTTGGCGTATTGCTGTTATATATATTTACGGCGGTTATTATTCTGATTTAGATATAGAGGTCAACGCAAATTTAAAAAGCCTTATACCCGATATAGAAAAAAAACAAGTCGTTTTTATAAAAGAATTAAATAATATTGCTAATTTCTTTTTTGGTGCAATTCCTAAACACCCCATTTTAAAAATGACATTAGATCGTATGATAGAAGAATCAAATCATATAAACAATAAAACTAGTCAGTCTTTTGGAATGCACCCTTTACATCAATCTGTTAGAGAATATTTTGAAGTTAAAGAAACATTATATATATCTAATGATGAAGTGCATTTTTTACAAAATGAAAAACTCAAGGCAGATAAAAAGTTTATACATATAGGTGCCAGTGGTTTTGAGGAATTAGGTGATTATATATCTTGGAGAAAAAGAGAAAAAATTATGATGGAAGAAAGACAAGAATCAAACGACATTTTATTTTTTACAACATTTAATAAAAATGGTTACGACCTTTATGGTAAATCTTGGGTAGATAGTTTTATTAAAGTTGCAAACTATTATAATAAATTTAAAGCTAAAATCTATTACGAAGGTTTTAAACCTAAACAAACACATTCAAACATACAATGGGTTGATTTTAAAAAAGAAATACCTCAACACGAGTCTTGGAAAAAAGAATACTTAGAAAAAAATAAACACGCTGATTATGTAAAGACTATGTGTGTTCGTTTTAGTCATAAGGCTTTTGTTATACAAGATTTATTAGATAAACATAACAATGAATATTTAATATGGTTAGATGGTGATTGTGTTTTTAAAGATTCAAATTACACAGAATTTCCTAAGAATATACTTAAAGATAAATTTTTAGCTTGTCAATTAGAACACGCACACGATTTAAATCACGTAGAAAGTGGTATACTTATTTTTAGAGGCCAACATTCAGACACTAAAGTATTTAATCAACATTTTAAAGAAAACTATAAAGTGAATAATGTTATAAAAATGGGAGAACCTTACGATGGTTTTATCGTATCTAAATCGTTAATTACATCTAAATTAAGTTATGTTAATTTAAATGAAGGATATGGAAAAGGAGGTATACAATCTGATCCTAATTTAACTTTTTTACATCCTCAAATTAAAGATAAGTTTGTTCATAATATAGGTTGGACAGGTAAAAATCAATATGCTGGATTTGAAATAATTAAGGGTAGAGATGATATTTTAACTAAACTTGAAAATACTCTTTTTGGTAATAAAAAAGAAAAACAAGAAAAAAAGAAAAAACTTTTTAACAAATTGGAAAAGTTAAAAAGATTAAAAAATAAATGAAAGCTGTAATTTTTATATGTTACAATAGACCTGAATATTTTGAAAAGGTCTTAGACAACTGGAAAAAACAAGATGTAACTGATATTGATTTTTATGTCAATTTAGATTATATTGATAGAAAAACTTTTAAAATATATTATAAACATCTTCATTCTTTTTTTAAATTTATAAAACAAGATATAAATGAAAGATTACAAATTAATAATCCTAAATTAGGAATGGCTTATAATCAATTTGATGCTTCTAAAAGATTATTTGATTTAAATTATGATTTTGTTATTCAAGCTGAAGATGATGTTATTCCTGCAAATGATTATATTAAATATATGAGTTTTATGTCTGAAAAATTTAATAATGATGATAAAGTATTGTCAATACATGGGTTCAGCATGGGAAATAATCTTAACGATTACCGCCTTAAAAATCAACATTTAATATTTAAAAAATCTTGTTTTAATGCTTGGGGGTGGGGTACATGGAAACATAAATGGAATTATTTAAAAAGTCAATGGAATTTTGAAGATTGGGATATTGAATTAACAAGGCGATATTCTAAAGATAATAAATTTGGAATATATCCTAGATCATCTCGCTCACAAAATATAGGTGAAAAAGGTGAACAAATGATTGATACTATAGATAAAACTTTTTTACAAACAACAGTAACAGATATTTTTTATAATACAGATGCATATACAATAGGATAATAATAATGAGATTTTATGTAATTAAGGGTAGATAAGATAAAATGACAATAAAAAAAATACATCAAATTTGGATTACTGATAATAATGAAAAACCTAGTGATTATATTAAAAGTCAAATGAGTCAAGTAAAATTTATGTATAGTGATTACGAATATAAATTATGGACAAATTCTGATATTGTTAATTTTTTAACTAAACATTTTGATAAACAGGTGTTAGAGTGTTATGAAAATATCAAAGCATTTGCATTTAAATCAGATTTAGCTAGATATTGTATACTGTATAAATTAGGAGGATATTATTTTGACATATCTATATCTCCTGAGATTAAGTTTGAGCCAAAAAAATCTATTATGTTTGTTGGAATAAAAAATGCAATAGAAACAAATAAACTAGATATTATTGAAAATAATGTGTTATTTTTTCCAAGTTCAAATGATCCATTTTTAAAAAATGCAATTGATAGAATTTTAAATAATGTAAAATGGTTAAATTATGGTGAACACCCATTGGATATAACTGGTCCAATTATGTTAGCTAGATTAGATCATAGTAATATTGATAAAGGATATGTACGACAAGACTCTGATAGAAAATTATCATTTTATAATAATGAATTGATATACAAACATAAACCTAAACAATATCAAGCCGATTTATCAAAGTTGGGTTGTATTGGAGTTAATAATTATGAAAAAATGTGGTTTAATGGTGATGTATTTAATATAAGATTTAGTTATGTTATGATTACTAACGGTAAAAAAAATAATATAACTAAAATGTCAATTAGGTCAATTTTAGATAATGCGACCGATAATGATGAGTTAGTTGTGGTTGGAGACACAGAATTTTTAAAAAATTATAATAACAAAAATATCACACTGGTCCCTTCTAAAGATGCTTTAGTTGGGAAAATTTCTTCTCTTAGGAATAATGGTAATAAATTGGCTAAAGGTAATGTTATCATTAATACTGATGATGACATTATATTTCCATCAAACTTTCAATCAAATTTATATAATTATATTAGTGCTAATTATAGAACCTTTGATACATTAAACACTAAAATAGTATTGCCGAATGGCGGTAGATGGTGGGATAAATCAATTTATTTAAGTAAAAATAATACTATATTGATTTCATATGATCATTCATATGACGATAGACTATTTTATGCTGGAAATTTATTGATATGGAAAAAACAATTAGCTCTAAAAATACCATTTGACGAAAATCATTTATATTATGACCCAATTAAAGATAACGAAGATATTAAATTATCTTCAGACCTTAAAAGGTCAGGTTATAAAATAAAAATAGATTTAAATAATTTTGTTGTACATTTTGATAATTCATATACAACATACACAGACGATTTAGGAAATTTGACAGTTGCTAAAAAAAATAATCAAACTAATATTGTAATTGAAGAAGGTATGAAACCCATAATTAATTCGGTTATAAAAAAATATAATAAATAATAACTATGTATAATCTTAAAAATAATTTAATCTTTATTCATATACCTAAAACAGCTGGTACTGCTATTTCTGAGTATATGTATAAATTAAATGGAGAAAGAAAGGATATTGTACATAATGTGAAAATGGATCATGGTTTTCTTGGAAAGATTAGGTATGCTAATGAATACACACACATAACATTTCCAATGTATAAAAAATTATTAAATGAAAAAATATGCAATGATGCTATTAAATTTGTTATTGTTAGAAATCCAATTAATAAATTAAAAAGTTGGTATTATTTTCATATTCAAAATAAATGGGTCAATTTTTCAATTAATAAAATGCTACCTATACTATACCGTGATTTAAAACTTATAGAAAGTAGAGGGTACTCTCTTAATTGTGATAACCATTCTGACGGTGGAGCAGTGTTTAATACATTTGGTATAATTAGACAAACTGATTATTTTAATATAAAGACTGATAATGTAAATATACTTAAATTTGAATCTTTGCAAAAAGATTTTGATGAATTTGTAGAAAAATATAATTTACCAAAATTTAACATAAACAAAATAAATGTAACCAAAGATGTAAGTACTTCTGATAGAGAGTTTTTTATAAAATTAACTAAAGGTCATTCACAAGAAATGATAGAATATATTATAAATTATTATAAACCAGACTTTAATCTTTTAGGATATAAATTGAATGTTTAAGACTAGAAAAGAAAAAATTATTAATTTATATAAACAAATCTTATGTAGGGAGCCAGATGAGAAGGGATTAATCTCGTATATTAACTCAAATTTAAATTTAGAGGATATTAAGAACGACTTGTTATCTAGTAATGAAAGAAATCATTTATTATTTAACGAAAAATTATTAATAGATGTTAGTAAAATTTATCATCATAAATCTAAGGTTTTAGATTTCTATTGTACTGACACACAAGAATCATTTGTTAAAAATAAAGAACAGCTGGGTAAAGAATGGATATGGTATGATAAACCTATAACGTATGAATTAAATTCTCTAGGATATAGAATGAAAGAATTTGAAAATATTGACTGGACAAATTATATGATGGTTTTAGGATGTAGTCATACACTTGGCATTGGAATGCCATTTGAAGATTTATTTTCTACAAGAATATCTAAAAATTTGAATATGGATATTGTAAATGCTGCTATTCCAGGCGGTGCAAATAATGCTATGTTAATTAATTTAAATAAATTATTATCAAAAAAAACTCCACCAAAACTAATCATTTGTAATTGGACATTTTTGCATCGTTGGTCATATATGCATGGTGATACTATAATACGACACGGTATAACAAAATTGCTTCCCATTGAAAACTATTATGATGAAGCATATATTAATTATTTGCAAAACGAATTTCAAATGCAAGGAACATTTGTTGAAATGAAAAAACAAGTTGACACTTTATGCAAATACGCTAATATTCCTATATGGCATATTACATTTGTGCCTCAATACAATTTTGATAAATCAATTGAAAAAATATTTCCAGATGTCGCTACAGATACAATCAATCAAATTAATCAAAACATAGCTAGAGATTATTTGTCAAATAATTCTGGAAGTCATTTTGGTTATAGTTACAATAATCGAGTTTATGATAGATGGATGCATATTAAACACAATTTAGGATTTTAAATTATGATAACATGGGGTTGGAGTGGAATAAGCCATGATGCTAGTTTAGCAATATTTGATGATAAGCAATTAGTATTTGCTAGTCACAGTGAAAGATATAGTCGTATAAAAAATGATGAATATTTAAATTATGAGTTAATTGAAGATGCTTTGCAATATGGACATCCTGACGAAATTCATTTTTATGAAAGGCCTCTATTAAAAAAGACAAGACAATTATATTCTGGCCAATACAATTTACTTTTATCAGAATCGCCGCAATCACATCTTAGAAAATTTGGCATTAATGTTAAATTTAAATTTAGTTCTCATCATAAAAGCCATGCAGCTGCTGGTTATTACACTAGTTCATTTAAAGATGCTGCTATATTGTGTTTGGATAGTATTGGGGAGTGGGAGACTTTCACAATTTGGCATGGAAAAAATAACAATTTAAATAAAATTTATTCACAATCGTATCCTAATAGTGTGGGACTTTGGTATTCTGCAATGACACAAAGATTGAAATTAAAACCACAAGAACACGAGTATATTTTAATGGGAATGGCTGCATTGGGAGATTATCAAAAATATTATAAAGACATCAAAACAGACTTTTTTAAAAAATTTCCTAATTCAAAAGATCCAAGTGTTTTATTTAAACAAAATTTACATAAAGGATGTTTATCATGGAAACCAAATTTAAAAAGTGAACAAGACTATTATGATATAGCTGCTGCTACGCAAAAAATATATGAAGAAATATTTGAAAATATTTTGATTTGGATGAAATCTAATATACATTCATCTAATTTAGTTTTAATGGGAGGATGCGCTTTAAATTGTGTTGCCAACAGTTTATCATTTAACCATTATAATGATGTCTGGATAATGCCAAACCCTGGTGATGCAGGAAGTGCCATAGGTTGTGTTTTGTCTAATTGGAATGAACACATTGAATTTTCAGGTGCATATCTAGGACATAATATAGAAGGCAGATATCCTATAGATAATATTATTAAAAAATTAGAAAGTGATAAAATTACAGCCGTGGCTAGTGGAAAATCAGAATTTGGCCCTAGAGCTTTGGGCAATAGAAGTATATTAGCCGATCCTAGAGGAAAAACAGTTAAAGATCGTGTTAATAAAATAAAACACCGAGAACCTTTTAGACCTTTTGCTCCTGTTATTTTAGAAGAATATGTTAGTGAATATTTTGATGTTAAAAAGAACTTTAAAAGTCCTTATATGCAATATACAGTAAAATGTTTAAATCCTAAAAAATTTTCAGCTATTGTACATTATGATAATACAAGTAGAGTGCAAACTGTTAATAAAAAAGATCATTTAGAACTATACAAATTATTATCAATTTGGTATAAAAAAACAGGATGTCCTATGTTACTGAATACTAGTCTAAATATAAAAGGAGAACCATTAGTTAACACTAAAGAAGACGCTTTAAGGTGGTCTAAAAAATATGGAGTAGAAATATGTTTACCAAGTTAATAAATAAAATAATATTTTATTTTAAGTCGAAAAGGCTTTTGAAAAAGGCAAAAAAACAAGATCCTTTTATTTACAAATAAAAAAATATGAAGTATGATTTTGTAGATATAGGTTGTTGTTTTTTTGATACGTTATTAGATGAATATGGACTTGAATCTTGTGGACTATTAGTTGAACCTATACCTGAATATTATAATGTTTTACCTTATTCTAAAACCGTAAAAAAAGAATGCTGTGCCATATCAAACATAAATGGTAATATATCTTTTACAGCTTTTGTAGAAGAAAATGTAAAATATTTAACAAATAAAGAAATGAAAATCATTCAAAATTCTGACAATAAATTTAAAAAGTTTGTTGATGAAAATGGTTATAAGTTTTTGGGTGGTCATTCCTCAATTTTTAAAAACAAAATTAATAAAGATGTTTTAAGAGTATCTAAAAATACAAAAAATATAAATGTGTTGTCAATGAAATTTAAAAAACTATGTGAAAAATATAAAATATCAGAAATAGATAAATTAAAAATAGATGTAGAAGGTTGTGAAAAATTTATATTAAAAGATATACTATACTTAATATCTAATAATTTAATAAAAATAAATTACATCATATATGAATACAACCATTTATCTGATTTAAAAGTTTTAGATAAAATTAATAATATTTTTATTAATAAATTTAATTATAATTTAAAATTAAAAAAAGAAGGATGGAATACAGATATACATTTAATAAAAAAATGAAAAAAGTATTAGTAACAGGCGGTGCAGGATTTATAGGATCAAATCTAGTTGATAAGTTAATTCATAATAATCATCAAGTCACTGTAATTGATAATGAGAGTTCAGAATCAGCAGAACAATTTTATTATAATAATGATGCTGAAAATTTAAATTTAGACATAACAAATTTTGAACAAATCAAATCACACTTTAAAGATGTAGATGTAGTATTTCATTTAGCTGCTGAAGCGAGAATACAACCATCTATTATTAATCCCTTAAAATCAATATATGCAAATGTTATGGGCACTTGTTCAGTTCTACAAGCCGCAAGAGAAATGGGTGTTAAACGAGTTGTTTATTCTTCAACCTCTTCAGGATATGGATTAAATTCAATACCAAATATAGAAGATCAACCAGATGATTGTTTAAATCCATATTCTGTAGGAAAAGTTACAGGTGAAAAACTTTGTAAAATGTATAGTGATTTATTTGGATTAGAAACAATTGTCTTTAGATATTTTAATGTTTATGGTAATAGACAACCTATGAAAGGGCAATATAGTACTGTTGTTGGTATATTTGAAAGACAAATGAGAAATAATGAACCGCTTACAATCGTAGGTGATGGAGAACAAACAAGAGATTTTACAAACGTAGAAGATGCTGTTCAGGCAAATATATTAGCTGCAACAAAAGAAATTGACAAAGAATATTTTGGTACTGTATTTAATATTGGTAGAGGGCAAAATTATTCTATTAATGAATTATCAAAAATGTATAATCATACTACTACATATATACCGCCTAGAAAAGGTGAGGCAAGAGCGACACTTGCAAATATAGATAAGGCAAAAACTATATTAGATTATAATCCCACCATTAATATAGAGAGTTGGTTAAAAGAAAGACTAAAATAGATAATTTTTTTCTTATAAATATACCATAGAATTATAAAGGAATACTATGGCAGAACCAGCTACAAGAGAAACACTTAAACAATACTGTTTACGAAACTTGGGAAAACCAGTCATTGAAATTAACGTAGATGACGACCAGTTAGAAGACAGAATTGATGAAGCAGTACAGTATTTTCAACAATATCATTATGATGGTATTAGAAGAACTTATTTAAAGTACAAGTTAACTTCGGCAGATAAAACAAGATTATCAGCAATTAATCCTGCAAGTGAAACAGCAACTAAAAATAGTGTATCAACAACTTGGTATGAAGATAATAATTATCTTGTTGTACCAGAATCAGTAATTTCAGTAATCAATATATTTCCTTTTTCAGATAAAGGTAGTATGAACCTATTTGATGTACGTTATCAATTAAGACTAAATGATCTGTATGACTTTTCTTCAACGTCTGTAATTAACTATGATATTGTTTTAAGACATTTAGATTTCTTAGATCATATTTTAGTAGGAGAAAAACCAATTAGATTTAATCAACACGACAATAGATTATACATTGATATGGATTGGTCAAACGATTTAGAAACAGACGAATACTTAGTAATCGAGTGTTATAGAAAATTAGATCCTGCAACTTACACAGATGTATGGAATGATATGTATTTAAAAAGATACACGACTGCTTTATTTAAAAAACAATGGGGTGCTAACTTATCTAAGTTTAATGGTGTTGCAATGGTGGGTGGTGTAACTTTAAACGGTCAACAGATTTATTCAGAAGCACTTGTTGATATAGAAAAATTAGAAGAACAAATTAGATCAACTTACGAATTAAATCCTGCAATGATGATAGGATAGTGCTATGCCAGTTAATCATTACTTTCAAGGTGGCAATGGCATCGGTAACCAAAATGAAAAAAGACTTTACGAAGATTTAATTGTAGAAGGTCTTAAAATTTATGGCCACGATGTTTATTATTTACCACGTACATTAGTTAATAGAGATTTAATCTTAGGAGAAGATACAACTTCTCGTTTTGATGACTCTTGGTTAATAGAAATGTATATTGAAACTACTGAAGGATTTGCTGGTTCACAAGAATTAATATCTAAATTTGGATTAGAGATTAGAGAAGACACTACATTTATAGTGTCTAAGAGAAGTTGGGATTATCACGTAGGTCAAAAAGGTAGTTTGATTGCTGTAGGTAGACCAAACGAGGGTGATATTCTTTATTATCCTCTAATGAATAGTTTTTTTGAAATTCAATTTGTTGAAGATCAGGAACCTTTCTTTCAATTAGGACAATTGCCAGTTTACAAATTAAGAGTTACACGTTGGGAATATTCATCCGAACAACTCAATACAGGTAACTATCAAATAGATAATAATGAAACAACATATTCACTTGATAGTTTAGTATATCAAACATCTTTAGAAAGTGGAACGTTTGGTGCGGTTTTAGGAGATCCTGTCGTTACAGGAGATGTAGTTACTTCTATACCGTTAATATCTGGTGGTGAAGGATACGTTTCAGAACCTAGAATTACTATTTCAGCTCCATCTGCTACCATTAACGCAACAGCGTCAGCAAATATAACAGGTAATACATTAACCTCATTTACAATAGTTAATGCAGGTAGAGGTTATAGTTCAGTACCTACTTTAACATTAACTTATGTATCAACTGATACGACAACTAAAACAGATGAAACTTCGGTAATTACATTAACAGATGGACAAGTAACGTCTATATCTACACCAACAATAACAGATATTTCTTCTATTACAAGTGTAACTATATCAAGTCCTGGTGGTGCTGTAAATGCATTTGCTCAAGCAATTTTATCTAATGGAGTTATCACAAGAGTAGATATTACAGCAGACGGATCAAGTTATTTAGGATTATCACCAACTGTTTCTATATCAGAAAACACAGATGCTACTGGTTCATTATTATTAGAAAATGATAGTGCTGATGGTCAAGTTCAATACTTTATTGATGAAGATTATAATATTCAAACACAATCTGCTTATGCAAATAATATAGATTTAGATACTGAAGCAGGATTTGATACTGCTTCCACAGTTGATGATGTATTAGACTTTACAGAAAGAAATCCGTTTGGAGAGGTAGATTTATAATGTTTGGAAAATATTTTTACAATCAAGGTATGAGAAAGATGACCGTTGCCTTTGGTCAAATTTTTAACAATGTACAAATTAAGAAAAAAGATGCGTCTGGTAATGTTGTTCAGTCAATAAAAGTTCCTCTAGCATATGCACCAA